TCTGTATTCATTAAAATAAAAGTTTCATTAAATGTATCCAATATAGGCTCTGTTATTTTTTTTTCTTTATTACATCTATATTGACATGATTCCATATAGTCACATACGGATGAATATGGTTTATCACCTACAGCATAATCAATTGTTTTTTTATTAGACAAATGTTGTTCTACGATTTGATTCATATTTTCCTCTGTAAAATTTTGTTGGTCATAATTAAGTATACAATCTGTCGCATTTTCTTTTAATACTCTACTGACTCTACCAATTTGCATTGCTTTTATTTCAGCTAATCTATAAACGTATAAATCAATGGCTTCGTATGTATTGTCATTTAATATGGTTCCATAAAGAAAAATTTGAACATTTCTCTCTTTAAAAGGTAATGATTTGTGACTACAGTTACGAACTGCTCTTCCTATAATTTGTTCAATACGATTCATATTATACCATGGTTCCATTATATGAACTTGTCGAATATTCGTTAAATCTATACCTTCTGAACCAGTCTTGGATATAAGTATTACTTTTATTTCTTCTCCATATATGTTTTCTTTACTAGTTAATGTTTTTATTACATTTATATTATCAGGTGAATACGCAATGTCTCCTGTAATCATAGCATATTTTGCTGGTTTGAACACTCGATTACTAGAAATATCATCGTTTGTTTTAAATTCAATCGCGTCTATCATTTTAGTTGGGGGAGTTTTAAATAAAGATGGTGTACCAAATTTTGTAAAGCCTAAGTTTTCTAATGCCAATGCCACAGGTACTAATCCTCCGTCGATATATTCCGAGAATATCAGGATAATTCCGGTAGAATTTAATACATTATCACATATTGTTTTTATTTTACTACTGTATTTACCAATTTCATTATATGAAAAAATATCACCATATTTATCGCTTTTATATTGAAAATCTTTTTTAGTAGGAGGATTTGTAAGTTCCGTATATTTCATAATTCGATTCATTCCACTACTTCCTATAATATCACTAGCATCGAACGTAATTTCTTCTCCGTTAATGATTCTATCTAATCTATCATCTGGATATATCATATTTAAAGATTGTATTGATTTTTGTAACATTGTATACCCTTTTGTTTCCATATTTTCAAAATTAGGTAATTGGTCATCTTCACCTTCATCTCCTTCTCCCTCTTCACCTTCCATTCTTATTTTTTTTTTCAATAATCCAATAGTATATTCATACCCCTTTTGTTGATATTCTCCTATATTATTAAGATATACATCAATTAATTCTAATGGCTGTATGACAGGTTTACCATTATACTGTAATCTAGGATATGTAATTTTATCTGACTTTAATGAATGGTCAAGAGAGAAATTAGAAGGCCAAATTCTATAAGGAAAAACATATGGATTTTCTCCTCTTATGAATGATATATATCCACGTGATTTTCTCTCTAGTAATTCTCTTCCGATTTCTCTGCCTCTATTATCAATTTTAAAGCTTCCATTACTATTAAAAACATCTTTTATATCTATTATAGGTCGTTTATCATTCATATTCATTAAATTCAATAACCATATAATTTCTTTGTAGCTATTATACATTGGCGTAGCAGATAACAATAAAAGTTTTATATTTTCAACATATTTGATTAATTTTAATAATTCCAAAGCCACACGTTTATTCGTATTATCATCTGTAATTCTAATATTATGTATTTCGTCAATAATAATCAAACGATTTTTGAATTTTTTATCAATTTGTATTTTCATCATTTTCTCTCTTTTTTCATCGGTTAATTCTCCTCTAACTCTAGTATTTTTTTCTATGTAATTTGCGAATTCAATATATCCTAAAAATTTATAAGATGAATTAATAATTTGTTTTATTTGAGAGATTACTTTATCTTTTGTCAAACCTTTCATATTTGTAGGATTGATTTCATTTAAAAACTTATTACCAGTACATGATTTTATATTCCATAAACCATCAATTAGTTTTAATTTATTCTCATCAAATAATTGTAATTTAAAATTTTCTTGAACATTTGGAGATGCTACAATGATAATTTTCTTAGAAATACCCATTTGTTTTGTATATTCTCTCATCTCTTCGGCAACCGTAATTGCTGAACATGTTTTACCAGTTCCTAATCCATGATATAATAATAAACTGTTATACGGTGTTTGAAACGATAAAAAATTTCTTACAAAGATTTGATGAGGAGAGAGTTCAAATTCAGCATTACATAATCGTTCTGCTTCTTCACTTACATTTTTAATTTCACCATTATATTTTGTATCATAAAATTCCTTTCTCTCTGCTATTTTGATATTAAAATTAGGGTCGTTTAAACTTGGATATAAGTATTCAAAGTTTTTGTTCGATTCAATATCAATATTTTCAAAAAGTTCCTTTTTAATTTTAAATTCCTTAAGTTCTACACCTGTAAAAAGATTCTGTTTTAATTCGTTATAATCATCATCTAATATAGTTTGTATATCTTTCGATTTTTCTTCTTCTTCTGTCATTAAAGATAATTTTTGTTTTATTTTTCTGTTTTTTTTCTTTTCATTTACAAACATATTATATATTAACTATATAATCTATATTGATTTAATATTTTATTTACTTTTTCCAAAATAGATAGTTTTTCTAAATTATAAGGTCTAATGACATCACAAGCAGTTTCATAATTCATCCATGCCATTTTATCAACTTCATAATTTTTCCTATTTTCAATCATTTCATTTGTATTATCATTATTCATAAAAGCAACGTAATATTTATGTTTATATGATTTATAATTTGAACCTGTAAAAATTTCTTCATATGGTGTTAAATTTTGTATTACAGAAACCTCATTCGTACAATATCCAGTTTCTTCTTCGAATTCTCTTAAAGCACAATGTAAGTCTTTTTCTTGAAAATTTCGTCTTCCTTTAGGAAATCCCCATTCAGTTTCATTCCAATTTGTAGGGGACTCATCGATTAATTTTTTTAAATTGTATTCTTGATTATTAATAGTAATTCCTAATTTTAAAGATATATATTTGCTTCTTGAAGTTTTTTCATCATCTCTATATTTTACATTTTCATTCTCTCCCCAAAATATTTTCCATAATTCATCAAAATCTTTTTCTAATATTATTTTTTTTTCATAATTTGACATTTCATTTATAATATTAATTAAATAATTTTTATTATATAGAGGATATTTACCTGCTATAAAATCGGAAAATCCTAAACTATGTTTTCTCCTGATTAATAAATATTCTATCATACCATTTATTTTATTTTTTCTAAAAGCAATTATACCGATGCTAGTAATTGGCTGTTTACATTGATGATATATGTGACCATTCTTTCCACAATTATTACAATAGTTACTAGAAGAATTATTAATGAACGTGTTCCCATTAAAATTATTTGTAAAATTACTTGAATTTGAGATTTTCATTTTTATTTGTTATTTTTGTTTTCTTTTTATATCATTTACTTTATACTAATGGAATTAGAACCAAGTGTTTGGGGACCGCATTACTGGTTTGTTTTACATACAATTGCTTTATGTTATCCATTATATCCTAATGATGTTACAAAAAAAAAATATTATGAGTTTATTCAAAATTTACCATTAATGATTCCAGTCCAAAGAATTGGAAATAACTTTAGTCAATTACTGGATACATTTCCTGTAACCCCTTATTTAGACTCACGCGAATCATTTCAAAAATGGATGCATTTCATTCATAATAAAGTAAATCTTAGTTTAGGACTTCCCCAACTTACATTTTCAGAATCAATCGATAAATATTATCATCACTACAAACCAAAAGATTTACTTCAAAGAGAGAAATTAAGGAAAAAGGAAAAATTTATATTTATTTTTTCCATTATTTTATTAATCGCATTTATATGGTTTATTTATAAAAAATAAATATGTATTATATATGGCAAGGAAACAATCTAATAAACGTGTATTGCGTCACAATAACAGTCGAAAGAAACTCGGAGGTGAAGCAATCGCAGCAGGTGGATATGGTTGTGTTTTTAAACCCGCTTTATTATGTAAAGGAAAAACATCAAGAGGTACAGGTGTAAGTAAGGTTTTACTTACAAAAGATGCTAATGAAGAAATTGCTGAAATAACTAAAGTTTCAAGAATATTAAAACGAATAAAAGATTATGATGATTATTTTGTAGGATTAAATCCGACTAGTTGTATATTAGAACCATTAACTTCTGACGATAAAATTAATTTTGATTCTAAATGTGGTAATTTAACAAGACAAGGAATTTATGCTTCAAATGTTAATGCGAATCTAAGTAGATTAAAAAGCATTGATGTACCATATGGTGGTTTAGAAATTGAAAAATTTTTTATGACACATAATCTTACTGGTGATTTATTTTTTAATGTAAATAATTCATTGATTAAATTATTAAAAAATGGTATTATTCCTATGAATCAATTAAAATTATTTCACTTAGATTTAAAAGGTTCTAATATATTAATTGATAATCGTTATAATGCTAGAATTATTGATTGGGGACTTAGCGGAATACAACAAAGTGTATCTACTATTCCTAGTGCGATTAAAAATAGACCGTTTATGTTCAATGGGCCAATTGTAATCAGTGTATTTGAAGATGGGTTTAAATACTTTATTAACTCAAACATAAGAAATATAAAAAATTTATTATTAAATCCTCTTAAATCATTGAATGATATAAGAGAACCAATTAAATATATGTGTAATGAATGGATTACAAGACTCATAAATTATGGGTATGGTGGTCATTACAGCTATATAACAAAAACATTGTTTAAAAATGAATTTAATCTTAATTATACAAAATTTCCATTAATGAATAATACAAATCCTCAAATAAAATATGACGATATAAACGAATATTTATATTTCAATAATTATGTAACAGATGGATTGACTGAAGTAATATTGAAATATACGTCTTTAGATGGTAATTTTGATGATATACGATATTTTAATGAAGTCTATAAACATAATGTAGATATAGTAGGATTTTTATCTACTTATTATGATATATTATTATTTTCTACAAAAAATTCATCTAATAATAAATTATCACAGAACCAAAGTGTAGAATTATCACTTAGTATTAAAAATTTATTACATAAATATATATACGACGTTAAATATCAAGCAAATAAGATTGATATAAATGAATTAATAAAAGATTTGAAATCCTTAAACAAATGTGTACGTGCTGGATATAGCTCCGTTAGTACTCCTAGTCCTGTACTCTCTCCTGTTGCGTTTCGAGCAGTAGGACCATCTGTATCGATTCGTCCTCCATCACCTCCTGTCGTAGTTATTTCGGCAAGAAGAAGTTCATCCTCGTCTGTCCCTTCTCCTGTACCAGGCCCTGCGATGATTCCTCCTCCAAAAAAAACAAGAAAACGAAAAGTAACATGTGATGATGCTAAGAAAGCGTTATGTCTCTCTAAAGGAAAAGTTTGTAATGAAGCATCAGGTAGATGTGTTGCTGTAAAATAATTTTATAATGATAACGCAAATAAAGTGAATTCAATCTCACCGATAAATATAATATAATATAATAATTATAATTATAATATTCAACAATAATAATTATTATAATATAGTATAGTTAATATAAATGAGAGTAGGATTATTAATTTTTATGATAACGTCGTTTTTAATTGCGGATATATATCACGACGGTAAGTATGTAAAATTACTCAAATCTTGGAAAAAGTATTATCAAATGGCATTTATAGGATTTTTAGGATTATCTGCTTATTTATTTATTAGAAAACATCCATCTCAATCAAAAAATTTAATGTTACACGCTAATGAATTAATAAAATATATGCCAATTGATAAGGAAGCAGGAGAACTATTTACGCCTTTATTTGACCTTACAAGTAAAACATCTTTTTCAAATGAATTATTATATAATCAATCCCAATCCCAAAATCAATATCAAATGTCTTCACAAGAAAAAAGATTGATGAATTCTGG